GAACTGCGGTTAGCGTAGGCATAGATGGTAAGCAATTAAAGCCAGTGATTAAATTGGCCCAGGATAAGTACATCTTACCAGCGCTAGGATCTAATCTTTATAACAGATTGCAAGCTGGTGTAGAGAATGATGATTTAAATCTAAAAGAGATAGATTTGATGAATAACTACATAGCAGATGCATTATTATGGTTTACTATGGGAGAACTTGTAACCATGACTAGCTTCCAGTTTTTTAGTAAGGGTGTATTTCAAAAGACTAGTGAGGAGAGCAATGCGCCATCAAAAGGCCAGCTTGAATTATTAGAGCGTAGATATATCAGTAATGGTGAGTTTTACAAGCAAAGATTAATAGACTTTTTAAGAGCAAATGAGCAAGACTACCCACAATATTTAAGCGGTGTAGCTGAGCTAGATACGATAGCTCCTCAGATGCAAGCTTACACATCTCCTATATTTTTAGGCCGTAAAGGTAAACGAATAGTATCAAATTATGACTACCCAAACAAAAACCAGAAGTTATAAAAGGGAGTTTTTAGATAAAGTAAAGCAGAAATTTTATGACTTACAATCAAGTAATAAAGCAAATAAGGACATTGCTGGAATCGCATGCAATGATCAAAAGCGTAAAAAATGCGACACCCAGAGAGTGGCTTTTTGTAGATGAGCAGCCAGTCTATCCAGTATCTTGCTTTGCTATCAATAGTGGATCATTAAATGTAGGCAGAGAGCAAGTGTATAGCATTAGTCTATGGTTTTTAGATAAGGCTGGAATGGAGGCAGAATTTGAGGCAGATGTGGCTAGTGATAGACTGCAAGTATGCGCTGATATTATCAGCAAGCTAAGAAACGGAGCAAATCCCTGGACCATTGATGATAACATCACCTATAATCTAATCCTGGATAAATTTGAGGACTATTTAAGTGGTGTAGAGGTTACCTTTCAGATGACCACATATTCTGATTTTGATGCATGTGACATGCCTACTAACTAAAAAAATATATATATTATTATGAGCTGCAATTCAAATACAAGCGCTGATTTAAGACCAGCGCAATACAATATAAAGATCTGGCGAAATGATAGCTGGATGCAAACATTTGCTCTTTTGGCAGATGATACACCTATAAGCTTAACTGGATGTACCATAGTGGTACAAGTAAGGACCAGCGCAAATGCGCCTACTGCTGCTTTGACATTAAGCACTACTAGCGGAGGTGTAACTATTGGAGGTATTAATAGTAATCAGATTACATTGAATAAGGTAGTAGATATAGCTGCTGGATCTTATGTATATGATATGAATGTAAGATTCCCAAGTAATGAGGTAAAGACATATTTGTGGGGTACTTTTTTTGTTCAAGAAGATATAACTAAGCCGTAATGGAAATAATAAATGTAGCTGATCAAATTATAGAGGTAAATGTCACTAATGACATTGTAAATATTATAGCTCAAACTGGTGCTTACCCATTGCCTAATAATGTGTACTCAGTATTTGGTAGAGTAGGTAATGTGGTAGCTACAGAGGGTGATTATACATTAACGCAATTAGCAGATGTTACATTAACATCCCCAGCAAGTGGCCAGGTATTAAAATATAATGGTACTGCATGGGTGAATGGAGCAGATAATAATTCTGTTACATCTGTATTTGGTAGGACTGGTGTAGTGACTGCACAAAGCGGTGATTATACAAGCTTGCAAGTTACAGAGAATACTAATTTATACTTTACTGACCAAAGAGCAAGATTTGCTATAAGTGGTGATGCAACAAGCGGTGTGGTTTATTCTAACACTACTGGTATCATAGCTTTAGATGATATTCCTAATACAAGTTTACTTAACCCTTCTCTTACAGTTAATGGTAAGACAGTTGCTTTAGGTGGCTCTACTACTTTAACAACTACTGACATTGGAGAAGGAACTAATTTATACTTTACGACTGCAAGAGCACAAGCTGCAATAAGCGGAACGGCTCCTATCAGCGTAGCAAGTGGTGTGGTTTCAATAAGCCAAGCTAACTCTACTACAAATGGTTATTTAAGTAGTGCTGATTGGACTACTTTTAATAGCAAACAAAATGCTTTAACATTAGGCAACTTAACATCAAGCGACATAACTGTAACTGGTGGAACTGGTGCGGTGGTTGGTAGTGGTTCTACATTGACATTAGCAACTGTTAATAGCAACGTAGGTCAATTTGGTTCATCTACTGCAATCCCTAAGATAACAGTTAATGGCAAAGGTTTAATAACTGCAATCAGCACAGAGGCGGTGTTTATCCCATCTGGTGCTTTAAGTTTCATAGGTGATGTAACTGGAACTGGTAATACTGGTTCTGATACTACTTTAACTTTAGCTACTGTAAACTCAAATGTAGGGGCTTATGGTTCTTCTACATCTGTACCAACTATAACTGTAAATGCAAAAGGATTAGTAACGGCTGCAAGTCAAACGGCTATTCCTACTGCTACATCAAGTGTTACTGGTTTATTAACTTCAAGTGATTGGAGTACATTTAATGCTAAACAAGCACAATTAAACGGAACTGGATTTGTTAAAGTAAGCGGAACAACTGTTTCATACGATAACTCAACATATTTAACAACTATTGAAGGCATAGCTGCTGGTGGTGAATTAAGTGGAACATACGCATCTCCTTCTTTAGTAAACTCTGCCGTAACTGGTAAAGTCTTAACTGGCTTAAACGTTACTGGTGGTTCTGTAACTGCAACTGATTCTATCTTAGCTGCATTTGGTAAAGTACAAAACCAAATCAACGGATTAATCGGTGGCTCAATTTATCAAGGCACTTGGAATGCATCAACAAACACTCCTACTTTAACAAGTGGCGTGGGAACTAAAGGTTATTACTACATTGTTAGTGTGGCTGGTTCTACTAACTTAGATGGCATTACTGATTGGAATGTGGGAGACTGGGCAATCTACGATGGTACGGCTTGGCAACAAGTAGACAACACAGATGCCGTTGTAAGTGTAAACGGATTTACTGGTGCGGTTTCTTTGACTACATCAAACATAAGCGAAGGCACAAATCTTTATTATACCGATGCAAGAGCAAGAGGTAGTGTAAGTGCTGGAACTGGCATAAGCTATAATTCAACAACTGGTGTTATTACGAACTCTGCTCCAGACCAAACAGTTAGCTTAACTGCATCAACTGGTATCTCCACAAGTGGTACTTACCCTAACTTTACGATTACTAACACTGCTCCAGACCAAACTGTAAGTTTAACAAGTGGTACTGGAATTAGTGCAACTGGAACTTATCCAAGTTTCACAATAACAAATACTGCACCTGACCAGACTGTATCTTTAACTGGTGCTGGTACAACTTCAATAAGCGGAACTTATCCAAACTTTACTATAACAAGTAACGACCAATATGTAGGAACCGTTACAAGTGTTAGTGCATCTTTACCTATATCATCAACTGGAGGTGCAACTCCAAATTTAAGCATAACACAAGCTACTACTTCTACTGATGGATATTTAAGCAGCACAGATTGGAACACATTTAATAATAAAGTTTCAAGTGCTACATTAGCTGGATATGTTCCATATACTGGTGCAACAACTAACGTAAATTTAGGTACTCATACTTTAAGTGCTGCTAACTTAGTTGTAAATCATACAAGCGGAAGTGGCGTAGCTGCATCAATCACTAAAGGTGGTAGTGGTGAGGCTTTAACTGTGGTTAAGTCAAGTGGAAGTGGTAATGCTGCAAGTATTACTGGTGGTGTTACATTATTGAGTGAATTAAACTTAACAACTGATTTAGCTGATGCTTACATAGCAAGTGCAACAACTTGGAATGCAAAGCAAAACGCAATAACATTAACAACTACTGGAAACAATGGTGCAAGTACTTTTGTTTCTAACACTTTAAATATTCCTACTTATACCTTAGCTGGTTTAGGAGGTATCAACTTAACATCTTTAAGTGCTACAAGTCCTTTATTATACGATAACACAACTGGTGTATTCTCAATTCAACAATCAAGCGGTTCACAAGCTGGTTACTTATCTGCTGCTGATTGGACTACGTTTAACTCTAAGCAAGATGCTTTAGGGTTTACTGCGGTGCCTACAACAAGAACATTAAGCATCAACGGAACTACATACGATTTAAGTGCTGATAGAAGCTGGACAATCACTCCGAATGTAAACGCTACTAATACTCAAGATTATACTGCAACGGCTGCTCAAACAACTTTCACAGTTAGTGGTGGTTACACAGTTGGTCAATTAGCGGTGTTCTATAATGGTTCTAAATTAGCTGCGGCTGAATATACTGCTACTAATGGCACTACATTTGTTTTAGCTACTGCTTGTCAAGCTAATGACATAGTACAAGCGGTTGTAGCCGTAACTGGTGGTGGTATCGGAGGTAGTGGTACTACTAATTATATCTCTAAGTGGACTGCATCTGGTGTTTTAGGTAATAGTTTAATCTGGGATAATGGTACTAATGTAGGCATAGGAAATACAAATACAACTTATAAATTAGATGTAACTGGTACTGGTAGGTTTAGTAGTGCATTGACTGCTGATAGTTATAATATAGTAGATAGTAATCAAACAATTACTAAACAAAACACAAGCGATTTACAATTAAGTGCTGCTGCTGCTGGTTCAAATATTTTATTAAGAGTTGCTGGTGCCGAGAGAATGAGAATTACCTCTGCTGGAAATGTAGGAATTGGAGCAACAAATCCAGGTGCTAAATTAGACATAAATAATACAAGTGGAGATGCAAATTTATTTTTAGGCTCTCCAACTGGTAGTGGTAGTTATATAAAGTTATTTAATAATAGTATAGGAAAATGGTTTATTGGAACAAACGCAACTGGTACTCCTGATAATGATTTAGCTATTTATGGTTATAGCGGTCAAAATGGCAATATTGTTTCTTATACTAATGGTGTAGAAAGAATGCGTATTAATAATAATGGTAGAGTATTAATAGGCACAGCTACACAAACAACTATTGGAGGTGATAATTTATTTATATATGGAACTGCAAATGTATTTACTTCACAAACGACTGGTGGTTTTGAAAAATGGTCAATGATTGCTTGGAATAGTGCAGATTCTGGCGACAATGGTTTTATACAATTTGGAGTAAATAATAGTTATGTTGCAAAAGGTAGCATTGATTATAATAGAAGTTCAAATGTTACAAGATATAATACAACTTCAGATGGTAATTTAAAAAATATTATTGGTGATTCTGATAAGAAAAAATCTATTGATATTCTTAATTCAACAAGAATTAGAGAATATTCTTGGAAAGATGATGAAACTAATAAACCACAAATTGGGGTTATTGCTCAAGAGTTATACGAAACATTTAAAGGTGCAGTAAAAAAAGGAAGTGAAAATGAATTATTTGGTACAGAAGATTATAAAGAGTGGGGAGTAGACAAAACTGCTTTTACATTTCATTTAATTGCTGGATGGCAAATGCATGAGCAAATTATTAAAGAACTTAGAGCAGAACTTGATACATTAAAACAATTAGTAAAATAAAATATTATGGGTAAGACTTTCTCAACTGGTCTACTAACAAATGGAATATGGCAAGACGCATCTAATAACATAGGTATAGGTGGCTCTCCTTCTGGTAGCTATAAGTTTGAAGTAAATGGTAATAGTAAAGTTTTAAATAATTTTACCATATCCTCAACTACAAATGCTGGTTTAATAGCTGCTACTAATTCTACTACTGGTTATACATATATAGATATAATTAATAATGGAGCATCTGGCAGAAATTATCAAATAGGTTTAGGAGGTAATGCTGCTGCTGCTGGTTATGCGAATAATCTTTATTTTGACTTAGTAGGAGTAGGCAATATTATGACCTTAACAAGTGGTCGTAATGTCGGAATTGGTACAAGTAGTCCAGGTTCAGCATTGCATGTTTTAGGTTCAACTAATCATCCTGCTATAATTTCTACAACAAACCCTACAACTTTATATACAAGTTATAGATATAATTCAACAACAGATGTAGGATATATAGGAAACGGAACTGGTATTGTATCTGGAGGTTCTGCCTCAGACTTTGGTTTTTTAGCTATATCAAATATGGTTTTTGGTACTGGTGGTTCTTCTACCGAAAGAATGCGTATTACAAGTGGGGGTGATTTGTTAATTGCTAAAAGTAGTGCTGACTGGTCTGCGACTGGAATACAAACAGAAAATAATGGTAAAAATCTTGGAATTACTCATAATGGAGCTGAGAATAATTTATTTCTAAGAAAAAACAATGCAACTGGTGTTGTAGCAAGATTTTGGTATAATTCTACAGATTGTGGTAATATATCAATATCAACAACAAATACTTCATTTAATACTTCTGCTTCTGATTTAAGATTAAAAAAGAATATTGAAATTTGGGATGAAAATGTTTTAGATTTATTTAAAGATATTAATCCTAAATTATATCATTTTAATTCTCAAGAAGATAACGAGGGGAAAATCAAAGGATTTATAGCACAAGAAATGGTAAATAAATTCCCAGAAGCATATCCATTAATACAACAAAGCGAGAAAGAAGAAAGATATATGTATAATCCATCTGGGATGATGGTATATGTAATGAAAGCACTACAAGAAGCATATTTAAAAATAAAGGAACTTTCTGCTAAAGTATCAGCATTAGAGAATAAATCCTAAATTTGTAAAAAATTATATATTATGATCACATTATCAGAACAAAATCTAGCAGATTTAAAAGCATTCATTAACAAGATCCCTACAGAGATTGGCTTACCATTATTAGAGTTTTTTGGTAAGTTACAACAAGAACAAGCGCCTCAAGAAGCGCCAGTAGTGGACCTAAAAAAAGAAGATTAAACCATGACACACAATAGCAGCCAGGCAGATTTTGGAGCTGGATTAAGCGTATTAAGTGCAATAGTATCTATTACCACTATCCAGCCTATAGTAACTTTACTAGCTGGACTGGTTGCTATTGTATCTGGAATTATGGCAATCCGCTACTATTACAATGCCACAAAAAAAGTACAAAAAGATGATGAAGTTTCTAAATAGTATGTGGGGTAGCTGGCTAAAAATAGCCATCTCTGCTATTATCACTATGATCATCTCTAAAGGGAATATCTTTGAGATCACCTTAGAAGAGTGTATCAGCGCAGCAGTCATCTCATTACTGCCCATTATCATTAACTACTTGAATCCTCATGATCCTAGATATGGCAATAAAGGTTAAAATACTATTCTTACTTTTATTACTTGCCTCATGTAATCCTCTAAGAAAGGCAGAGCGCAGAGTATTAGCCTCACCAGATGCATCTGAGCGTATATTCAGAGAATTAGAGAAAACTAGGCCATGCGCTAATGATACTAGCTTTATCACTTTGCTAGATACATTAGTGACTATAGACACTATCACAGACTACAAGAGAGATACTATAAACAATGTTATAACATTGACTGAGAAAGGTAAAACTATCTACAAGACTAAGAAAGTAGTAGAGGTAAAAACTGGCTACATAGTAGATACCAGAAGGCTGGGCATACTAGCTGATTCTGTTAGGTTTTACAAGACATCTCTAGATATTGCTAGTAAGACATCATACGAGTATAAAAAGTGGCTCATTTTGCTTGTAATAGCTATTTTAGCATATATCATTATAAAGGTTAAATTATGATCATATCTGAGCATTTAACACTAGGTGAGCTTATACGCTCTGAATCAGCTAAGCGAGCTGGCCTATCTAATATGCCTAATGCTGAGCAAATAGAGAATTTAAAGGCATTAGCAGAGAATATCTTTGAGCCAATCCGTAATCACTTTAGAGCGCCTATTTATATTTCCAGTGGCTTTAGATCAGCAGAGGTATCAGCTTTGATCAAAGGTGCAGCTAAAAATAGCCAGCATTCCAGAGGTGAGGCTATAGACATAGATATGGATGGGCATAGCCATAATATCACAAATGCTGATATATTTAATTTTATCAAGCAAAGGTTACAATTTGATCAGCTCATCTGGGAATTTGGTACAGACAAAAATCCAGCGTGGGTGCATGTCTCTTATACAACAAAAAAGCCTCTAAGAAATCAAATCTTAAAGGCTTTAGATGGGGGAAAGTATATTACTTTTTCTTAGATTCATGCAATGCATGCAATATGCTAGCATGACAAAATCCTAAATATCTACCCAGCTCACTGGCAGAGTAGCCTTCTTTATAGGCAGATGTTACAAATCTATTCCTATTTATTACTATCTCAGTTTTCCTGGATCTATCACAAAGCATTTTATAGCTAGTGTTATTTGCTGCGCAGTATTGCTCAGTAAAATCAGCAAGAGTTAAATTTGGATCTATTCCCTTTCTAGAGAATTTCTCCACATATCTTACCTCTACTATTTTATCTGGCACTGCTTTAATCTTCTCATGCAGCATCACATCAATTCTTTTTAATGCGTGATCATTGCATCCAGTGTAAAGCTGGATATATTTAAGTACATCTTTAAATCTGCTCATCTGTGTTATTTATTACTACATCACTAAAAATTCCATCATCCTCTGCTTTGCTGATCATATCCAGCATCTCTAAGTAATAAGGGTATTGATTCTGTAAAAGGTGTGTGATCTTACCTACTAATGCTATTTTGTGTACTATAGGTAAATCCATCCATGCTTTATGATTTGCCATATTCTTTCATTTTTGCGATTAAAAATAATGTTACATATAAGAAGCATGCCAGTGGCACTGCTAATAAGAAAAACTTTATAAAGGTTAAGATAGTCTTTATCATAGGTTTTCAATTATAGCAGTTAAGATAAAAGCTACTGCCAGGATGATGCCAGCATATAGCGGATTAATACTCTCTGAGCGGTAGCGCTCATTAGCTTTTTGTTGTGGTGTTTTCAGCGTGTTCATAATTAAAAATTAAAATTAAAAAGTATGTAGCTTGTTCCATTGGCGATAGCTACCCAAACGCAAAAGCAGTTATCCTAGATATACTACAGAATATTCAATGTGTTCAAAAATACGATTGTATCTAGCTAGCATCTCTTCTGCTTCTACTCTAGATAATCCATCTGTATGTACAAATCCATTTTCTAATAATGCCCATTTTCTGTAACTTTTCATGTCTTTTAGTTTTGGTGATATCCAAAGCTAAAGTATTTATATTTAATAAAAAAAAATTTTTTTAAATATATTTTTTAAAATGGCTTAAAGTGTAATCTTTTTTATTCTGGACCATGCCGAAAATACGCTCCTCTATGCCTCCCTGGGTGAATATCCAGTACACATTAGATGCCTCTGTGCGATCCTTTGTCTGCATTCTGGCCCTGGACTGCCAGTAGCTAACTGCCGAAAAATCAATATTGTACATCACTAGTGCATCTGCTGAGCTTAAATTAATGCCCTCTCTGCCAGATTGAATCTGGGAAATGAATACTGCATCACCAGATGCCTCATTAAAGGCCATAGGATCCTCTATAATGCGCCCAGCAAAGGTTACCCTAAGCTGCATACCTTCTGCTATGTACTTGTAAAATATGGCTATTTTTTGGCCTTTAAATCGCTCTTTGATAAAGTTAGCCTTAGAATCATCAAATATCACTGCATTGCCATCCTCAGTCTTTACTGATCCAGAGCATATCTGGTGGATCTTCTGCATCTCTTTTACTGCCGTATCTGCCAGGATTAACTGGCCATCTTTGGTCCTAAATAATTTATCCTTTCTAATCCTATCTATTGCCCATTTAATGCGATCAGACATAGGCACATATAAGATCACCTCATGCACTAGGCTCTCAAAGCCAGCCTCTTCTTGAGTATATGTTAGCATAAGATGTGATATTTCGCTACTAATCCTCTCTTGCTTTACTTTGCTATAATCTGCAAGCTCCCTATTAAATACATACTTTTTAGCTGGAATGCCATACTCTTTATGCCATTTGTAAAAGTTAGCATAGCCATTAAATGGACTATAACTACTGATCCAGAACTGGTGGTACATCTGCGCATAAGATTCTGGACTAGGTGTGCCAGATAAATAAATAATTGGCTTGCCTTCACATATAACTTTTAAAGCTTTTGTGCGCTCAGATGGTATAGGATATTGCCCTAAAGAGTGTGCCTCATCCACTATGATCACATCATAGATTTGTACTACTTTATGTACTTGCTCAAAATTAATTATATCAATATCATACAAGCAGTTACTATTATCATAATCATCCTGGATGCTGCTAATGGCTTTTTTCTTAGTTACAAATAATACTTTCTTTGCACCATATAAGCTAGCAATATGCAAGCTGGTAATAGTCTTACCAGTGCGCACTTGCATGGCTAGATACACCAGGCCAAATTCTTTAAGTATAGCTATAGCTTGATCAGCAATATCTACTTGATAATCTCTTAATTGCATTGGTAAAATTTAATGTAAAAAATGGCTGGGATCGTTTAAACATAACCAAACACCCCTATTTGATAATTTATTCCCAGCCATGACCTCATCATATTAAACTGCTCAGAGGGTATGCAGTATTATATTTGACCATCTTGTAATGGCTCATCTTCTTTCTGATCTATCCTTCTATAGCCTTCTTTCCAGAGAATCCTGGTTAATGTCACAGAATTACGCACTATAGTCTCTTCTGAGTTTCTGGGATATAATAAATGTAACACCTCATGGATCAGAATCTCTAGATGCTTCTTTCCTTTTAGGCGCTCATCAAGCTCCACTATGCCATCACTGGATGCCATGCCATGGGCCTTCTCTCTGCCCAGCTTGCGATATATGATCTTAATTTTAAGCATCTTTTAAAATAGCCTCATCTGGCCTATCAATATTATCTGGAAAAAATATAGCTTGCCCACCTCTCACCATTGCCAAAAGTTTTTTTATATGCTGCTCTAATTGCACCACCTCAGTGTACTTTTTCACTAACCATGCCTCTTGCTCTGTAGCTTTCATTTTGTTAAAGTTTTTTGGGATCTTCATACTCATATTGAATTAATAAGTCTATATAATGTCTTGCCTTTTTTAAATCTTCTATGCCATTTTTATGTTTATGCCTCATCACATATTTTATAACATTTCCCTCTATAAAAGGTATGCTATTGCTATGTATAAATTCTGTAGGCTGGATCTTATATATCTTGTAATGATCACCACCTATCTGCACATCTTCTGCCTTCATCACTTATCTGTTTTAGTAGTAAAATGATTACAAGTCTTGCACTTATAAATTATCTTTTTAGTTCCAGATGCTA